CTCAGGACTCAAATGATTGAACTGTACAGAGATTGGCCTGACGGTGAGGTAATCGTTGAGCTAGTCATAAAAGAGGAGTTTGTAAACGGATGAACATATTTAAAAGGCTCTACAGAGCCATACACAGTATCTTTGTAGACATTGCGGAAGGTAATGTGACTGAAGACGACTTTGATCTCATCTTCTGGACTGCCATGGTGGTCTGGTGTTTGTTCATCGTCATCATGTTTTCAACCTTTGACCCACCATCCCAACCAATAGGAGTTATGTAGTATGAAAGTAGATCTATTAGACGCACAATTGCTGGACATCATGGGGTCAGACCTGACTGTCGTAAATGCTGCCAGAGTGTCCTTTGCTGCTGAGTCAGACGAGTTCGGCAGCAGAGACAAAAAACTCATCAGGTACCTAGCAAAGCACAACCATTGGACACCCTTTGCACACGTTCAGGTTCAATTCAGGATTAAAGCTCCAGTATTCATAGCTAGACAGTTACATAGGAGCCATGTTGGACTAGCTTCCAATGAAATCTCAAGACGATACGTAGACATCATCCCGGAGTTTCATAAGCCTGACTCATGGCGAAAGAAAGCTGACAACAAGAAACAAGGGTCATCTGAGGAGTCATTTGAGGGCCGTGAGGCGAAGCGTTGGGACACCCTTTACTCTGACCTTGTGGAGAACTCAAAGGCCGTCTACGGCAACATGATAGCTGCTGGAGTGGCACCAGAGCAGGCACGTATGGTTTTACCACAGTCGATGATGACTGAGTGGTACTGGACGGGTTCACTGGCAGCCTTTGCACGAGTGGTGCAGCAAAGGATCTCTAGTGATGCACAGTACGAGTGCCAGATAATTGCACAAAAGATAGATCAAGCTCTTGCAGTAGCAGAAGAAGTAAGCTATTCTTGGGCATGTCTAACTGAAAGGGAGTGATACACATGTTAAACAAGGAAAACCTAGACATCACTAGTCATGACGAAGGTTGCGTGACAAAGGAAGCAGTAGAACACATGGCTGACAATCTGGCACTAGACGAGATGCACAATCTGCACTTCGGTGACATCCAGTTTGTACTCAAGGACCTACTGCGTGACAAGTACAGGCGTATGATTCCTACTCAGTTGCTACAGTTGCACAGAGACAGGTTCTACTACGTCTACTCAGACGAAATGACACGAGAATACAAGGAGAAGTAACATGAGATGCAAAGCCTGTAATAAAATTTTGGAAGACTCAGAGTTGACACGTAAGGACGCCAGAGGTGACTTCTACGATCTGTGTGGAGTCTGTCTCAAGAGTATACATGCGTGTGAGATGGAGGACGATAATTTTTTTGAAGAAATCAGAGGAACCCTCTTGACACCAGAGACAGATTATGATACCCTCTACTAAAGTAGTACTTAGGTTACAACTTAAGTAATTAACTAAAGAAGTAAACAGTAGTAGTTACTACTGTAGTTACTACAGAAGTACTCCTGTAGTAACTACAGTAGTAAAATAAAGTTCGAAGGAGGTGACACGGCATTCAAAACTGTGGTATACTATTAGTATGGCCAGTGAGAATCATTGGTCAAAACAAAAGCAAACAACGGAGATTATTCCTATGGCAGCAGCAGCTACTACTATCGAAGGCATTGTAAACTTCAGCAACCTGACTCAGCACGACGTGTACAACGGTCAGGACACTGGGGCATTCTCAATGACCATCACTCTGTCCGAAGACGACGCTTCAACACTGGCAGCACAAGGTGTGAAGATCAAGGACTACCAAGGCAACAAGCAGCGTAAGTTCAAGTCAAAGTACGACATCAAACGGTTCGATGCTGAAGGTAACCAGTACAACGGAGAAGTACCTTACAATTCTAAGGTGCGCCTGAAGTTCAAGCTGGGTCAGCCTCATCCTGTACACGGCGTAGCAACTTACCTTGAAGCTGTGAAGGTCTTGGAGGAAGCAGAGATGACCGAAGGTGACGCTTCGGACTTCTAAAGATGGCTAAATTCATTAGACATGAGGGTTGTCCGAAGTGTGGTTCTTCGGACTCCCTAGCTATCTATGACGACGACGGCGCACATTGTTTCAGCGCTGGTTGTAACTACCACTACAACGGCCTAACAGGTATGACTACACAAGCAACAAAAGTAACAACTGTGAAACCTCTGAACATGTTTGGAGTCGTAGCAGCAATACCACACAGACGTCTGTCACAGGACACTTGTGGTAGGTTTGGTGTGACTGTGGAGTACTCAACTACAGGCGACATCGTGAGGCACTACTACCCGTACTACAACCTAGACACAGGTGAAGTATCCTCAGCAAAAGTACGTGAGGTGAAGACCAAGAACTTCCACACTAGCGGTGACGTAACCGGAGTTGGGTTCTTTGGTCAACACCAATGTAAAACAAACAAGTACATCACCATCACTGAAGGTGAGTTGGACGCCTTGGCAGTGTACGAGATGTCAGGCAGACAGTGGGACGTGGTTTCACTTCGGTCCGGTGCTTCCAATGCGGCAAAGGAAGTCAAGGAACAACTGGAGTGGCTTGAGTCCTACGAGAATGTCGTCGTGTGTTTTGACAACGACAAAGCAGGTGACTCTGCAGTAGATCAAGTCAAGGACCTCTTTAGCCCCAACAAGCTCAAGATCGTCAAGCTACCACTCAAGGACGCTGGCGACATGCTCATGGCTAACAGAGTCAAGGACTTTACGCAAGCATGGTGGAACGCCAAGACCTACAGACCCGACGGTATCGTCGCTGGTACGGACACATGGGAAAACCTAGTTGAAAAACGTAATGTCAAGTCGATCCCTTACCCATGGGACGGCCTGAATCACATCACTAGAGGCCATCGTGCCTACGAACTCGTGACCATTACCAGTGGCAGTGGCATGGGTAAGTCTCAATTCATACGTGAGATCGAGTACGACTTACTCAAGCGTTGCGAAGGTAACATTGGTGTCCTAGCGTTGGAAGAGGACTTGTCACGGACGACACTGGGCATCATGTCAGTAGCCGCCAACAGACCTCTACATCTGGAAGAGGACACACCCGTGGAGGACCTCAGACCCTTCTGGGAAGCAACCATGGGTACAGGGCGGTACTACTTGTTTGACCACTGGGGTTCTACTTCTGCTGACAACCTTCTGGGACGTGTGCGGTACATGGCTAAGGCTCTGGACTGCCGGTTTGTGATCTTGGACCACCTGAGTATCGTTGTTTCTTCTCAGGAGTCCGGTGACGAACGTAAGGCAATCGACGAGATCATGACTAAACTCAGGACACTCGTGGCAGAGACAGGCATCTGCTTGTTCCTCGTGTCACACCTACGACGTTCACAGGGCAAAGCACATGAAGACGGTGCCCAGATCAGTCTAGGTGAACTCAGAGGGTCACAGGCGATTGCACAACTGTCCGACATCGTAATAGGTATGGAGCGAGATCAGCAGCATGAGAACGAAGACATCAGGAACACCACGACTGTTAGGGTTCTCAAGAATCGTTACACTGGCGAAACTGGTCCTGCTTGCTACCTTTCTTATGACAGGTCTACCGGCAGGCTGAGTGAAGTCGCTAACCCTCACGTTGGAGATGACTTTTGATTTACCTTGATCTTGAGGCCAATGGTTTGACTCCTGACACCATTTGGTGCGTTGTAACCAAGGAAGACGACGTAACACTGGTACATGTGGACCCAGGGAGCCTGTCAGAGGCCCTCAGAGGCTCACAGAGCGTCGTTGGGCATAACCTAATAGGATACGATATCCCTGTCCTAGAGCGTCTCTGGGGCGTCTCAGTGGCTTCTGATAGGGTCATAGATACACTGGTTTTGTCACGTTTGTGTGAGCCTAGCAAGTCAGGAGGACACTCACTGAGGAACTGGGGTAATGAATTAGGGTTCCCAAAAGGTGACCACAGTGACTGGTCCCAGTTGTCACAAGAGATGATTGACTACTGTATCAGAGACGTAGAAGTAACGGAAGCAGTACACCAGAAGTTGATGGAGGAGATGACCTGCTTCTCACCTGCAAGCATTGAGCTAGAGCATAAAGTGCAAGTAGCAGTGCAGCAGCAAGAGAAAAACGGTTGGGTTCTGGATCAGTCTTTGGCTAGAGACTTGTGTTCTACATTTAAGGAGAAGATGAATGACATCGAGGAGATACTACAGAAGAGGTTCCCGCCAATCGTCCATGAAAGATGGTCAGAGAAAACGGGCAAGAGGCTTAAAGACAAAGTTGAAGTTTTTAATGTGGGTTCTAGGCAGCAGATTGCGAAGAGGCTTTCGAGCCTTGGGGTTCGCTTCGACAAACTCACGGAGAAGGGCAACCCAATAGTTGATGAAGCAGTCCTAGACACCATTGATCTACCGGAAGCAAAAGTTGTGAGTGAGTACTTGATGCTACAAAAAAGATACGCACAGGTAAACTCATGGTTGGAGCATGTGCAGGAAGACGGTAGAGTCCATGGCAGAGTCATCAGCAACGGAGCAGTCACAGGACGCATGACACACCAGTCACCCAACATGGCCCAAGTACCCGCAAGTCACAGCCCGTACGGACACGAGTGTCGTTCCTGCTGGACTGTGCCTGAAGGTAAGAAGCTAGTGGGTTTCGACGCCAGTGGTCTTGAGTTGCGTATGCTGGCACACTACATGAAGGACGAGGACTACACCAATGAAATTATCAACGGCGACATCCACACTGCTAACCAACGACTTGCTGGACTTGAATCAAGAAATCAGGCTAAGACTTTCATCTATGCACTCTTATACGGAGCCGGAGATGAAAAGCTTGGATCTGTGGCTGGTGGAGGTAGAAAAGCTGGCAAAAACCTTAGAGAATCTTTCCTCCGTAATCTGCCATCATTCGCAACTCTTAAGGAAAGAGTTTCAAATGCGTCAGCAAGAGGATACCTCACAGGACTCGACGGAAGGAGACTCCTAGTCAGATCAGAACACTCAGCGTTGAACACGTTGTTGCAAGCAGCAGGAGCTATTGTCATGAAGAAAGCTCTGGTGATCTTGGACGACTACGCAAAGCTATGGAAGCTGGACTACAAGATCATAGGGAACATACATGACGAAGTGCAGACAGAAGTAGCAGAGAAAGACGCAGAGAAGTTCGGCTGGTTAGCAGTGGAGTGCCTCAAGGCTGCAGGTATTGAGTTTAACTTGAGGTGTCCTCTGGACGGTGAGTACAAAGTTGGAACAACGTGGGCTGAGACACACTAAGGAAATAAAAGATGAGGCAGGAAGACCTATTTGAGATGAAACAATGCAGCGCCTGTGGCGAGACTAAGGCTATAAGCGAGTTCCCCAAAGACCGCACAGCTCGGTCCGGACTATACCATCGCTGCCGCTTGTGTACGAAAGCACACAACGACAGACATAATCCTTACCACAACAAGCTAAACATGTACGTAAACGGTAAGTACGTCTCAAGGAAACACCCTCTGCACAAACCCGGACACTACAAGAACTTTGAACAAGCAGCCTTCAGCAGCCTAGAGAAGTATGAAAGCAGTGTCGAGGGTCAGGTGTACGTCATAACTAATCCTAACTTCCCTGACTGGGTAAAGGTAGGCATGGCTATAGACGCTGAGGACCGCTTAAACAACTACCAAACTTCTTCACCTTTTAGGGATTATGTGTTACAATATAGGTATGATGTCAATGATCGTCGCAAGGCAGAATCACAGGCACACACGGAGCTACAGAAGTCCTACGAACGTAAAGGCGAGTGGTTCAAATGCACACCGGAGGAGGCCAGAGTTGTCGTCTCTAGTACAGCGGAAGAGTACAAATGAAAAGCACTTACAACCTAGTTAGTGACATATATAAACTTGTGGAGTCCAAAGAAGTAGCAGAAGGAGTGGACATTGAAGCATGTATAGACCAGTTCGGTGAAGCCGTGAAGGTACTCATGCGACAAGAGTTCACACAGAAAAGGGACGACTCACGTAAGCTACGTATGTCCAACATAGGGCGTGAGGATCGCTTCCTGTGGAACGTGTACAACGATGTGGACAAAGGTGAAGACATACAGCCACACACGTACGTCAAGTTCCTCTACGGACACATCATTGAAGAGATGCTATTGTTCCTCACAAGAGCTGCAGGTCACGAGGTGACAGACGAGCAGAAGAAGTGTGAGGTCAACGGTATCAAAGGGTCCATGGACTGCAGGATTGACGGAGTTGTGACTGACGTGAAGTCTACGTCCACCTTCGGCTTCAAGAAGTTCAAAGAAGGTACACTGGCTTATGACGATCCTTTTGGGTACGTGGCGCAGATCAAAGGATACGCGCACTCCGAAGGCGAAACTAAGTTTGGTTGGCTGGCAATGGACAAACAGAATGGACACCTGACGTACCTGCTGTACGATACAGAGGACACTCAGGCTCCTATCCATGACCTGATTTCTTACGACATTAGGGACAGGATTGAACACATAAAAAAGATGGTAGAGCAGGAGGAGCCACCAGAGGTATGCTACGAACCTATCGCAGATGGAAAGAGTGGCAACCAGAAACTCGCCGTAGGATGTTCCTACTGCTCTTACAAAAAGGAATGTTGGCCTTCGGTCAGAGGGTTCGCATATTCATCAGGTCCACGTTATTTAGTAGAGGTACACAATGAGCCGAAGGTCCAAGAAATCGAAGTTTCGTAGTGTTTTTGAGGAACACACAGCGGAAGTACTGAAGGGTTTTGAGTACGAACCGTTTACGATTCCTTACACAATACACAGAAACTATAGACCTGACTTCGTACACATCGCTAGTAATACACTAGTCGAATGTAAGGGTTTCTTTAGAGAAGGAGACACCAAGAAGTACAAGAGTGTCAGGGACAGTTTGGAAGAAGGTCAGACACTAGTGTTTGTACTCATGAACCCAAACAAGAAGATAAGGAAAGGAGCTACGATGACGATGGCCCAATGGTGCGACAAGGAAGGACTTGCGTGGTACACATTAGACACAGTAGAGGAGTTGATGGAAGATGTCTCTGACTATGGAAGAAATTAAGGAACGACTACTACGGGCTTACGATCCTGACGACTTTCTGGAAAGTTTAGAAATAACTTCGGAGGAACTGCTGGACAGGTTTGAAGACAAGTTAATCAATAGACTAGAGAAGTTTGCAGAGGAACTAGAGGATGAAGAGGAGAACGAAGATGAGTATTGACCTAGCGACACCTGAAGAGTGGAACAAGGTCAAAGCTTCTGACCCAGTGGAGCAGCCTCCTCACTACAATCAAGGTGGTATCGAGGCTATCGAAGCAATCAAAGCAAGTATGCCTAGAGAAGACTTCCACGGCTACCTCAAAGGTAACGCCATGAAGTACCTGTGGCGCTTTCACTACAAAGGCAAACCCGTAGAGGACCTTCGTAAGTGCAGGTGGTACGTAGACAGACTAATCAAGGAACTCATCTAATGAAAGTAATCGAAGGAAACTTTAATGGCAAAGACGAGAAGATACCTGTACCTAAAGTGTTTGACGCAATTATGTCGGTGGAGAAACTAGAGGACTACAAAGACGCCTTTTGCATAATCAAGTCGGAGGAGTTTGTAGTAGTCTCGACAAACATTGACCCACTAGAGCTTTACTTTGTGTTGGACCAACTTAAGATGTCACTATTAACTGGAGGAGAATACGAACTATAATGGACGCATATCAAGAATACATACACAAGAGTCGCTACGCACGTTACTTACCAGAGGAGCAGCGCAGGGAAACATGGAAGGAAACTGTGGACCGATACTTAAACTTCTGGACTAGCAGCGAGAAGTTGTCAGCAAAGGAAGCCAAGAGTCTCTACGACGGTATCTACAATCTGGACGTAATGCCTAGCATGAGGGCACTGATGACTGCAGGAGAAGCTCTGGACAGGGACAATGTAGCTGGGTTTAACTGCTCCTATCTACCTATAGACCACCCTAAAGCCTTTGACGAGATGATGTACGTCCTCATGTGTGGCACTGGGGTTGGATTCAGTGTGGAACGTCAGTACATCAGTAAACTACCGGAGGTTGCAGAGGAGTTCCATGACACAGATACAGTTATACACGTCGCTGACAGCAAAATTGGATGGGCTAAAGCGTACCGGGAACTTATCGCAATGTTGTTTAGTGGTCAAGTACCCAAGTGGGACGTTTCTGGAGTTAGACCTGCAGGGTCAGCCCTTAAGACTTTCGGAGGTAGAGCG